TTAATGATGGAGCAGGTGCTACAGGTGCAGCAGGGCAGTGGTTAACATCTACAGGGACAGGGTTAGCTTGGAGTAGTACTATTCCACCTTCTTCATGTTGTGATCTTCAAAGTACTTTAAATATTGGCTCCACATCTTTGAATCAAGGAATGTCTTTCACAGGCACAAGCAGTATTACAATGGCTGCAGGTGTGAGTATAGGATCATCAGGAGATAATGTGTTTAGTGGAACTAACACCTTTAACGGAGTAGTAGAAATTAATGACTGTTTAGAAGATTCACTTGGTACATGCGGTGTTGCTGGCCAGGTATTGATATCTACAGGTACTGCAGTTCAATGGTCAAACGGATCAGGCCTCGGGACTCAAGATTTACAAGGAGTTTTAGATACTGGTAATACTGCTACAGGAGCAAATGCAAGTATAACAATTTCTGGAACCATAGATCCTGGAAGTATAACTGATGGCTCAGGAAGCACAGGAGCAGCAGGACAAGTATTAAGTTGGAACGGGGCATCTCTTTCTTGGATAAATACAGCAACAGCTGGAGTAGCGGATATAGCTTTAACTCCTGCTTTATTTAATACAACCGCAGTTGTTGAGGGTGCTTTAATTAATAATGTAGCTGGAGGTACATCTACACTTACTTTATTAAAATATAGTGGTGGTTCAGATATAGGTATGGTTCCTGCAGGTGGTACCGCATCTACTTTCTTAAGAGGAGATGGAACGTGGGTTACACCTGGAGGGGGTGGTGGAGTAACATCTATTAGCTCAAGTTCTGTTCTTAATTCTGTGGGAGAATGTATAACTGTTAATGCTGCTGCAACTGGAGCAGTAACACTTAATGTATTTGAGTACGCAGGGGATACTAATATAGGATATGTACCAAGAGGTTCAAGTAATGATGCTACAAAATATTTAGATGGTACGGGAAACTGGACAGTTCCAGCGGGTGGTGGATCAGATACTAATTCATTTCTTTGGACAGAAACAGGAATTGTGCCTAAGTTTGTTACTTATACTGCTAACGAGCAAATGGCTATTAATCCTTTTTCGCCATCTGCAACTTTCGGGTATCAAACTACTCAATATACTGAATCACTTGGAAGTACAATCCCATTTACATTAAGTGCTGTGCAAAGATTTTCTTCATCAGTTTTTCAGTTGCCCTTAGATGATTGTTCTACATCTAAACCTAATCTAATATTATGTAGTATGGTAAGTACGCTTGTAGTTGATGAACAAGCGGGTGGAGGAACAGGTACGGGTTTCCCTGCATCTACTGATTTTGTGTTAAATGTTTGGAGGGTATCAGGTGGTCCTTGTTCAAGTGGAGATGTACATTTAGCAGGATTTTGTACAATTACTCCTTCAACAACAGGAGGTCTTCCTGGATGTTGTGCAGTTTATACTCCAGGCTCTCTTAGTAACAGAACATGGGCTCCAGGAGATTCAATGATGTTTACTTGGAGTGCGAATAATGCTAATACAGCAAGTTTTTACCTGATGTGGAGACAGCATCTCAGGTTTGAATTCTCAGCTTAAATATAAATTAAATTAAATGAAATGGACATTAGAAAAATATCAATCGGCTCAGACTATAAGTCTGGAGCAATGCACTACATAGTTGGCCAAGAAGTTTTAGGAGGATCACATATTATACACCTTATACAAGGATCAGAAAATTCATATAAAATTTGGATACAAAGAGGTGATGAGGTATATATGTGGAAAGAGTTTTTAAGTACACTTCCTATTTCACTTGAATACAACATTAACTTTTAATGAGGTCTCCATATAACTTTATTGTTACTCCTTTAAATAAAAGGAGGTATGATAATATAAAAGAAATTGGTGATACTCAATTTATTACCAGCACATCTCAAGAAGATCATGAGGCTTCTAATAGATTTGCTTCTGTAGTGTCATTACCTATAAACTATACTGGTCCTATAAAAGAAGGAGATACTTTATTAGTACATCATAATGTATTTAAGTTTTATTATGATATGAAGGGTAGGGAAAAAAGCGGAAGAAGTTTTTTAAAAGATAATTTATTTTTGATAGATAATGAGCAGTTTTTTTTATATAAACAAAATAACAAATGGATCGCTCATGGAAAATATTGTTTTGTAAAACCAGCACCTTTAAAAGATTCTTATATATTTAAAGGTGGAAATGAAGAACCTTTATTTGGTACTATCAAATATATTAACCAACAGTTATTAGATTTAGGTGTAAAGGAGGGGGATCAAATATCATTTACCCCTGATAGTGAATATCCTTTTACAGTAGATGATGAAAAGCTATATAGAATGTTTACTAATAATATAACAATGATTATATGATATATACAAAAGATAATTTTATTGATAAAGATCTTTTTAATATAGCGTGTAATTATTTAAAAAAAGGTGAGTTTATAAAACATAAGGCTGGTGAAAAGAATTTTTACATTCAAGAATCAATCAAAGCATTTGATGATTATGTATTAGCTAAATTAGGAGTTATAGAGGGTAGGCCTTTAGAAAATATATTAAGTTTTTTTAGAGTATCAACAAATGAGTTAGATAATACCTGGAGAATACATTCAGATTTAAATATAAATGGCCAGAGACCTGATAGGGCTGCTGTTCTTTATATGTCTCCGAGAGAGTTAGAAGAGCTGCATGGGACTGCTTTTTGGGAGCATGAGGTTTATGGAAAAGATTTACCCTCTCATATTACTGATGAAGATTATGATAATTTAATAAGAGTAGATTCTGAGAACTTAGATATGTGGAGGTTAGTTTCTGTTTCAGGCTATGAACAAAATAGATTAGTTTCTTATCCAGCAAATTATTTTCATAGTAAGTATCCAAATAAATCATGGAAAGAAGGACGAGAAGTATTTGTTATATTTTATAAATTTAAAAATTAAATCATGGGGGTACAAAAAAATGTTGGATTATTAAAAGCAAAAAACGAACAGCTAACAGAAAATTTAAAACTTCTTATTAAAGAAGAGCAACAAACAAGAGAGCTTGCTATAGGTTGTTTAGAGTTATTAAAGTTAATGCCAGGATATGAAAAAGCTTTAGAACAATTACAAAAAAATAATAAAGATGGACATAAGGGAGCTTAAGTCAAATATTATAGAGGCAGGAGAGAAGGCTGTAAAGCAACTAATTAAAGTAGCTAAAGAGGATATTATTAAATATGATAAAGATGATGAGTTGGCAGCTGATAGGTTAAAGAACGCAGCTGCTACTAAAAAATTATGTATTATGGATGCGTTTGAAATATTAAAACGTATAGAAGAAGAGAAAGCTTTATTAGATGGTAATGTAATAGAAAAGAAAAATAATATACCTAAAGGATTTGCAGAGTCAAGATCAAAATAAATTATATAGAGAATTAAATAAGTTTATTCCAAACTCTGTTATTGCAAATAAAAACAGAGCACGAAGCTGGTTATATGGTTATAATGAGAAGTATGATGTTGTTGTAATATCAAGAACAGGCCAGATAGAAAGTGTTATTGATATTAATGGATTAAAGATAGCATTACCAAAACCTACTAAAAATATATATAAAAGATCTAAAGATAAAAAAGATCAATACTGGGAGTCGTCCCCTATACCTAAAGAATTAGGTAGAATGAAATCTATATTTCAGTGGCACAATACTCCAGAGAACTTTAAATCACAGTGGGTAGATTATATAGAAGAAGAGTTTGATAGAAGAGAGCAGGGTTACTGGTTTATGAATAACGGGATTCCTACCTATATAACAGGAACTCACTACATGTATTTACAGTGGACAAAAATAGATGTCGGTAATCCTGACTTTAGAGAGGCTAATAGAATATTTTATATATTCTGGGAAGCTTGTAAGGCTGATAAGAGAAGTTTTGGAATGTGTTATTTAAAAATTAGACGTTCAGGATTTTCATTTATGAGTTCTTGTGAGGGAGTTAATCAAGCAACTATTACAAAAGACTCAAGAATAGGAATACTTTCTAAAACAGGATCCGATGCTAAGAAAATGTTTACCGATAAAGTAGTTCCTATATCTAATAATTATCCGTTCTTTTTTAAGCCGATACAAGATGGTATGGATAAACCTAAAACAGAATTAGCATATAGAGTCCCAGCATCTAAGATCACAAAAAAGAATATGCACGCTTTAGCTGATGAAGAGTTAGAAGGATTAGATACAACTATTGACTGGAAAAATACAGGAGATAATAGTTATGATGGTGAGAAACTACAATTGTTATTACATGATGAAAGTGGTAAATGGGAAAAGCCTGATAACATCTTGAATAACTGGCGGGTAACTAAAACTTGTTTACGATTAGGTAGTAAGATTATTGGTAAATGTATGATGGGATCTACATCTAATGCTTTAGATAAAGGAGGAAGAAATTTTAAGGCTTTGTATGAGGACTCTATGCCTTCTAAAAGAAATGCTAATGGTCAAACAAAGTCAGGATTATATTGTTTGTTTGTACCTATGGAGTGGAACTTTGAGGGATATATAGATAGATATGGCATGCCTGTTTTTAAAACACCAATCAAACCAATTGTAGGTATAGATGGAGAGGATATAAAAATAGGAGCTATTGATTATTGGGAAAATGAAGTTAACTCTTTAACACAAGATCCAGACGCTTTAAATGAATTTTATAGGCAATTTCCAAGAAGCGAGTCTCATGCTTTTAGAGATGAAAGTAAACAATCTATATTTAATCTAACAAAGATATATCAACAAATAGATTACAATGATTCATTAATAACTGATCATCATTTAACAAGAGGATCTTTTTCGTGGAAGAACGGTATTAAAGACACTGAAGTTATATGGAGTCCTAATAATAGAGGTAGATTTTTAGTTAGCTGGACACCCCCTCCACATTTACAAAATAATATAGTAACAAGTAGAGGTATGAAAAAGCCTGGTAATGAACACATTGGCTCCTTTGGTTGTGACTCTTATGATATATCTGGAGTGGTAGTAGGGAAGGGATCTAATGGAGCTTTGCATGGACTAACTAAGTTTAGTATGGAAGATGCTCATGCTAATGAGTTCT